GAATTAGGTTGATTGGCATGATTATTTACCCCCCCCTTCAGTTCTGGTTATTGATTCTTGTCCAATAGCACTCGGTAGAACAGATCCCAACGGGCCAAATAGGGCCTGTTCACTCAAAGACTGTCGTCTGAGGAAATCTTGTTGCTGCGCGTTCAGCGTTGCCTGATCCACAATTCTTTCCACTCCACCAGCTCTCAACTGAGCGTCCAGTGCGGCCAACTCCCTTGCACTCTCCTGTTGCCCTGCCGCTAATTGGAGGGGAGCTGCACCAAGAGCACCTGCGAGTTCGCGCTGGATTCCTCGTTCTTCAAGGCCCATGCCAGCTTGCTCTGCCGCCACCTCGCGCTCAAGGCCTCTCTCTTGAAGACCCAGACCTGTGGTGGAAACGCCAAGCTCACGTTCAATTCGTCGCTCTTCCCTGGCCAGCTCATCTTGGATCGCCGGGTATAGAAACTCCGCTTCCGCCCGTGCTAGTGCTGGAGCTGCCGCCGTGGATCTACCCAGGCCTCTCAAGGTCAGCTGGCTAGTGATATTGGGTTGCGCTCCCGTGCGAAACGCCAGTCTCGCCGCTTGGATTGCTGGCGCGTTTTCAATCCCGGCTCCACCCACCCTACGTGCGGCCAGAGCTTGCGTAGGTGAAAGATCTATTCGTCGCTGGGAGAGTGCGGCCAGGTTACTAGGATCAACCCGTTGGGATGTGATGCCAGGAATCTGCCCGATCCTTGCTAGGGCCTGGGTCTCTCCAGTTGGTCTGTCGGCCAGGGTTCCCGTTGCCGTAATCCCGGCACGTTCCGTTCCCGACAGGGGTGCCACACCAGCTGGTCTGGCTGATACGAACGGAGTAAGAGGTGCCACACCCTGAAAAGCTTCAGCCCTCTCTCCGGTAGCCTTAAAAAAGGGCTGCAACTCAGGGGCAATGGTTGCCACTTGGCTCTTGGTGGATGTCCCACCACTCGGCCCGCCGCCCATTATGCCACCTCCTCTAGCAACTGCTCATGTGGGCATCGACCATAAAACCCACGAGCCATATTGCAGTTATGGCACAAGATTCTAAAACCCTGCGGCCAACCTTGATTCCTTAACCATCTGTATAAATGCGCCCCAAGTGCCTTTTTCATAACTCTCTCCTCATAACGATTCTCCTCGGTGTAAACCCATATTCCTTTTCGTAACGGTCACATAATTTCGGATTATCGCATTCAAGCGAGACCCACTCCGCGTTATGAATTCGACCCCATTCCATCATCTGCTCCCATACCGCCATCTCAAGGTCTCTCGGTAGACCATGATTGCGGTCCATCTCCCACTGTAGGAGGTGGAGATATAGCTTCCCCCCGGCCAGATCGTTTTTCATAATGGCACCGAAAAAATGCGCTACTATCTTGCCGTCACGCTCTGCAACGAAAAGCACTGTCTTGGGATCAGGTTTAACGAAGTCCTCATCTACCCATTGGGCCAAGATATCCCCGTTGCTATCAGTGGCTGGATACTTCCTCGAAAATCCCCGGATACGCTCCAGGGTCATTCCCATCAACGCCCGGTGAAGCGGTGAGTCTTTCTGTAGGTAGTGAATTGTTGGCACCGGCCTGGCCCGGTTAATGCTAATCGGCTTCTCTCTTCTCTTTGCGTTCATACGCCCACCTCGCTCCATGCCCCGTGATCGTAGTAGAGTTTGCTCGTTGTCTCGTCCCAAAAAAAACGCCTAGACCCGTCCGCCGTGGGACGCTCTGCGGTGATTCCCTGCAATGGGATCTCTTCCAGCCTTCGCACCACGAGGATGTGATCTTGGGATAGGGCAACCGTGATTTCCCTTGCCCACCGCAGTAGATCCTTTTCACTAATCGGCGCAGCGGGCATCCTGATAAATAAAGGTACTCGTTGGGTCTCGGCCATTACCTTCCCCCGTCCACTTCTACCCCGGCAACGGAACCCCGATAGATAATCTCGTCGGTGTTGGTGCCAGATTTCTTCAAGGAGAACAGCCTCCCCGGCTGTCGATGCCCGGTGACGTACGGGCCAGTTGCGCCCACATCGAGATCTTGTGCCGCAGTGTAGCTCGGATCTTCACCGTGTTCGCTGTAACCCAGCTGGACACTCACCGTCTGACTCGATGGTGATAGTTTGTAGTGATGATCGACTTGCTCCACCCGCTTGTAGCTTCGCCTGGTTCCCAACTGAAACATCCCGGTCTCCCAGGAGTGGATGATCCCCGAAGATCCATCGATGTTGCCCACATCCATGTAGGACTGACCGTTAATGTCGGTGACAATGACTCTCGGCACAATGCTCTGGAACTCCCCAATGGTAAGGGTTTGAGATCCAATCGTACCGGCCAGCTCCCCAACGGTCAGCCCGGTGGCCGCGTCCAGGGCCATCCCGGCTGAGAACCGAAGCGTATCGAACCTAAATGGGTAGGCATCGAAGTTGTCTAGGTTTATCAGGAGGGCAAGGTTACAGTCTGCGTTCCCAGTCTCAGGGAAAAACATCCACAACTCGTTGTGCTTCTGATTAACAAAGGAGAATGACCTGCCGAAACTCGCGAATGATCCATTGTCCGTGACATACTTGCGAATATGCTCTCCCAGGTCGGTGATACCCACTCCATCAAAGCGGTACGCTCCACCGTCCTCACCCAGCCAATAGCGGAACCCCCTGGAATCGGTAGCAATGTTGTTAGCGGAACTCGGCCCTCTCATTCCCACCGTGGAGGGGATAATGTCGTAGCGGAACGGTGCCAGGCCGCTGATCGCCGTCGCTGCATAGATCGCGTCCTTCTTGATCACATAAGTCTGCAACGCCCCTGCTTCCGCAAAGCACACGATGGCCCCCGGCGTGTCAGCTAGTAGCGTGACGTTCGATCCCCAACCGCTCTCGAAGTCCAGATCCGCAGAAACCTCCACAGCCACCGAAGAAACCGTCGATCCGCTTAGAAGGTTGCCAAGTAGCACCCGGTTAAACGCCACACCCATGCAAACCGCCTTGGGTGGAGATCCAGCCGCCGCATTATAGGCCGCTGCATCCCCGTCCCATTCCTGTAGAACATCCGCTTCGTTGATTCCCAGGAGGATTGTCGAGCCGCCCTTCTTGAAGGTACGGAAAATCTGTTTTTGCATTACGGTGGCTGTCAGCGCGGTGCCGGTAATATCAATCCAGGCATCGGTCCCGGCATCGAACTTGTGCCATCCCACGGTTGTCCCGATCACCGTGCGAAGCTCACCGTCCTGGCCCCTGTATTGGGCGAAGCCCGTAGCTCGTTGATTGATATCGCTCCCGAACGTCTGGCCGAAACCGGGACGAACCCCGAAGTCGCCGTACCTGAGAAGCCAGTTCTCCATCTGGAAGGCGAAACCCGGCGGAACTTTCATCCTGCCAAGGTTTCCTCTGAGTCCGCGTGACGGTTCAGGGATTTCTATTTCAGGTGCGGTGTCAGCCATTTCTATCCTGAGTGTAAAGTTGCGGGGATCAATTTCCACTTGTAGCCAAGCGTTGGATCTACGCTCACGGTCTCCCAATCCACATTTACGAGGGCCTTAGCGACCGTTTTATCCATCAGGTGAGGATCGTAAACCATGGAACCGTCAACCTGCTTCTCGGCCTCGCCAGCACGAGGGGAGGTCTGGAGATAGTCGCCGTTGGCAATGTTGCCAGCGGTATCGGTCACCCTCACGACGAACAAACCAAGTGCGGCTATACTGGCAACCGGGTTGCCCTTGCGATCAAACGAGACACTGTTCATTTCCGAATCTTTCTCAAGATGACGATACACGCCGTAAATTGCTCGTTGTCCACGAGAAGAAGACATTTTCACCATTGCTAGCTTCGCAATGTCATATGGTCCGCGATTTTGCTGCGCTGTTCTCAGCGGGATTATGTCTCCAGTTGCAACAACTACATGACCAAACTCAACCTGAGGCACGGGGCCAAGGAATTGCGCCCAGTGAGCACCCATGAATGTCTGATAACCGACGGTAGTTCCAGAAACATCTATTCTCCCCTCCTCGGAAGTTGCTTGCTTTAGAGAAATCAGCGTACCGTCGTTAACGCCACGGTCAACAAGAATA